AGAGCGGTAGATTACGAGCAGGAAGAGGCCTTAGATAAAATGCTAAGCTTAGCTTCCGTAGCACCAAGTAGAGCAACGGCTAATAGTGAATTAGACGGAGAGACTGAGACTGGTAAAAGATATTTAGTAAGATACCAGTACGCTCCTTTAATTGTTAGCGGTAACTCTAGAGAGTTTTGCCGTAAAATGGTAAGAGCTAAAAGAATTTATAGAAAAGAGGACTTAAATAAAAATAGTACTGCTAATAGTGAATTAGCTGCTAGAGGAGAGAACTCTTATAATTTATTTTTACATAAAGGAGGAGCTAACTGTAAGCATTACTGGCTTCGTAAGACTTATATATTTAAGGACGGAGTAAAACCAGATCCTAATAGTCCAAAGGCCCAGAGAGCTTATAAGAGTAAAAGAAAAGAAGAAGGGATTACAGATCCTACCTCTGCGGAAGAACCTAACTTAGTTTCTACGCGCCCAATAGATACCCCAAACAAAGGATATAAAAACCCTAGATAATTATGGCAGAGGCATTATTAATATCGAGAAAAGACGTAGTTAAGTTTACCTCCATGAATGGTAATATAGATACGGACCATTTTATCCAGTACGTTAAGATAGCGCAGGATAAACATATAGAAAACTATCTAGGAAGCGACCTAATAAATAAAATAAAAGCAGATATAGTAGCTAGTAGTTTAGCAGGAGATTATTTAAGCTTAGTTAATAACGAAATTAAGCCCGCCCTTCTGCATTGGACTATGGTAGAGTATTTACCTTTTAGTAATTATACTATCGCTAACAAAGGAGTATTTAAGCACACTAGCGAGAACTCGGATAGCGTTACAAAAGAAGAGATAGATTATTTAATAGAAAAGGAAAGAAATACGGCTCAGTATTATACTGATAGGCTAATAGACTTTTTAACCTTTAACGCTCCTTCTAAGTTCCCAGAGTACTATAGTAATACTAACGAGGACGTATATCCAGATAAAGATTTATTCGGTGGATGGATTATTTAGCGGAGAAAAAAGTAAAATATAAACCAAAGGAAAAAAATATAGTTAAGTTAGAAAACTATATAAAAAACCTAGATAACAAATTGGTAAAAAAATTATTAGTATAATATGGCTAACGCTATTAATTGGGGGGAGATTTATTGTAGTTCTTGGTTCGGAGATATATCGAACGAGAGTACTCTCCATATTGATAGTCAGCCTAATTGTTTCGTTTAAAATATGGCAGCAAGACCTATAACAGATTGGTACGGTAGAAATACGATAGGATGGGGTCAGACCTACGAGGTGTCTCATGCAGGAAACGTAAACGAAGCTAACTATTGGGGGTATATATATCCTTTTAATTATGGAGGTAGTACTTTTGATGTATCTACTACGGCAGTAACGGCAGATAGAACTAATTATACGGCAGATCAAACACAATTTTAAATAAAAAAAAATGGCTAAACAACCTATAGGAATTGGAACTTCGGCAAACGACGGGACGGGAGATGCTCTCAGAGTCGCTTTCGATAAAACCAATGATAACTTTGACGAAATTTACGCAGACGATTTCGTAACGACCGCAAGGATAGCAGACGACGCTATTACTGAGGCCCATCTAGACGCTACTAATGCTGCAGTAGATAACTATGTTTTAAGTTACGATAGTGCTACTAGTGGTTTTACATGGGTCCAACAATACGACGGAGATATAACTGGCATCGTAGCTGGAGACGGTCTTACGGGAGATGCTACTTCTGGAGATGCTTCCCTAGCAGTAGGAGCAGGAACTGGTTTAACAGTAAACGCAGACGATATTCAAATATCAGACGGAGGAGTAGATACTACTCAACTTGCTGCAGACGCAGTAGACGGCACTAAAATAGCAGACGACTCTATAGACTCTGAGCATTATGTAGCGGGTAGTATTGATAACGAGCATTTAGCAGCAAACTCTGTAGACTCGGATAATTATGTAGACGGATCTATAGATACTGCGCATATAGCAGATGACCAAATTACTCATGCTAAACTAGAAGCTAGATATACTGAGATACAGGATATATCGACTACTACGGGGACTATTGCTTTAGACGCTTCCGATTACGCTGCATTTAATCTAACAGGAGCTTTAGGTACGGTAACTTTAGATATACAAAACATCAAAACAGGCCAAGTAATAGATATTATTCTTTCTGGTAGTTTGTCTAGTGCGGTAATTACTTTATCTGCTAGTACATTTACTACAGTAGCTATTAATAAAGTGGGAAGTACTAGTTTAGATACTGCAGCTACTAACATTTTACAAGTGCTTTGCGTAGACGATACAGACGCAGACGCTATTTTAACTTGGGCAGTAGCCTCTTACGCAACGGGAACTTCAGTATAAAAATTAAGATATGAAAGCAATACAAATAGACGGAGCAATAAAAAGATATACTACCATTCCTAAGGCATGGGGTAACGTAATTACTGGTTTTAATTTACTATCTTCTTCCGATTGGGAGGCTGCGGGATTTTATGACGTAGTTACTCCTAGCTACAATTCAGCGACTCAACACTTGGGAGATTTAGAATGGGATGCAGATAGCAGTACTTTTACTTATCCAGTAATTAACAGAACTTGGTCTCAAACAGTAGCCGAATTAAAGGAAAGCAAAATAGCAAACTTAAAAAGTATTTATAATAGAAAGTTAGAAGAAACGGATTGGTACATTATTAGAGCTTCAGAAGGTGGTACGGCTACCCCTCAATCTATATTAGACGATAGAGCAGCTTTAAGAACAGAATGTTCAACCAAAGAAGCAGAGATTAACGCTAAGACCACAAAGGCAGCAGTAGTTTCTTATTCTTTACCAAACCTTGACTAATGGGATTTAATAAAAAGTTTTTTACAACAGGAGGTATTGTAGCTTCCGCACCACCTGCAGCAGCAGCATTTGACCCTTTACAAAACTTTGAAACTGTAACCTATACAGGAAACGGAAGCACACAAAAGATTACAGGGTATATAAGAAAGGGTGCTGCTTTCCGCAGCGGTAGTAGAATTGAAGTATCAAGTTCAAATAAGCCAAATTTATCTACAGCTACAATTTCATTTTGGTTAAGAACAACATCAACAAATACACAAGCATTAATAGGAGAAGGGTATTCAGGTAATTATTGGGGTAATTTACAAATTTATTTAAATTCTAATAAATTAAACGCAAGAAGTGGTAATGCTTCAAACGCTGAAGATTCAAATTGGTTAAGCACATCTGATGTTAATACAGGAGATTGGGTTCATTGTGTTGTAACCATATCAGGAAACACATCTAAAATATATATAAATGGCAGCCTTGAAATTACAAAGACACTTACTGTAACAAGAGCAGCCACAACCAATCCTTTTACTATTGGTCAAATGTATGCAAATGGCAGTTTGTTTACATCTTGGGTTAATGATTGCCAAATAGACCAAGTAAGAATCTTTAACAGAGTATTATTAGAGGACAATAATGGAGTTGATGAAATACAAGCGTTAGCAGATGAAACCTATGCAGACCCTAAAAAATCAACTACGGATTACTTTGGAGATGGTTCAGGTGTTGCTTTATATGAGTTAGATGAAGATGCTAATAGCAGTAACTTTGAACAAGCTGCTGTCTTTAATGGGAGTAGTTCTCAAATAGCTGCATCAGAATCTATAATATCTACCCCATCTTCTCCTTATTCTCTTTCTTTGTGGTTTAAAAAAGATTCCACTAACTACAAGGGGATATTTATGAATAAATCTACTACAGAAAGAATAGGGGAAATAGGAGGAATGTTTATAAACGCTACTACTATTGGAATATATACTATAAATACATCAAACTCAAATCAATCTGATGTTGTATATGCTACTGTTCCAACAATGTCTGCAGGAGTTTGGTATCATTTAGTTATAATAGCAGATAATAGTTTAGCTAATAATGGTAAGGTTTATATAAATGGTACTGAAGCATCCTCTTATAGTTTTATTAGTTCTACTGCAAATATGGCGGGTGCTACAGGAAATACACTTATAGGAACGGGTGATGGGGCATTTTTTGATGGGGATATAGACCAAGTGAGAATATACGATGCTGCATTAAGCACTTCAGATATTACTAAACTATATGAAGAATCAAGTCAAATACCAACTACTAACCTTGTTGCCCACTATAAATTAGATGGTAATGCAGAAGATGTATTAGATACTTATGATGGTACTGAAACAAGTATAACCTATTCAGCAGGAGTATATGGAGGAACACCTACCAATGTTAACTTTTTAGGGATGGCATTCCAACCTGATTTTGTTTGGATTAAAAATAGAGACGATGGAACTGCAAATCATTATTTAATAGATTCGGTAAGAGGTATTGGTAGTAGTACTTATAAATTTTTGAGTTCTGATTTAACTACGAGTGAAAATACCACGACATTAAGCCACGTAAACAGCATTGACTCAAACGGCTTTACGGTACAGTCTCTTCACGTAAGAACAAATAAAAATGGAGATGACTACGTAGCTTGGTGTTGGAAAGCAGGGGGTGCAGCAAATACTTATAATGTTTTAGAAGGTGGTACTGTAACTTCAGATTCTACTGCAAGTGGTGCAGGTATTACAGCAGGTAGCATAACAACAGGATGGGAGGTATCTGCTAATAGAGATGCA